CGATAATACCAAAAACGAGGCATTGAACAAAACCGATGCTATACGCTGGTACGGGTAATTTAGTAAAAAATTTTAAATTGAAATACAAATGAAAAAAATCAGCACACTATTCAAAAAAGACCCAAACGACTTGGGCATAGTGATTAATGAAATCAATACCGAAAATCAATGGGTATTTGATGGAGAAGGAATCGCAACACGTAAATTTGATGGAACTGCAACCGCTATTATTAATGGCGAACTTTACAAACGTTACGATGTAAAGAAAGGTAGACAAGTTCCTGATGGTGCTATCCCTTGCCAAGAATCCGATGCTATTACTGGGCATCATCCACATTGGCTAAAATGCGATAGAAGCAAAAATGAAGATAAATACTTCTTTGAAGGCTTTGATGCTTTGGAAGTAAAAGAAGATGGAACGTATGAACTTTGTGGAAACAAGGTACAGGGCAACCCAGAAAAAATTGAAGGTCATAAACTTGTAAGGCATGGATGCGAAGTGTTGCAATTATCTTCTTTGGATTTTGAATATTTGAAAGCGTTTTTATCTGATGCAAATAACGATATTGAAGGTATTGTTTTTCATCACAATTCAGATGGTCGAATGTGTAAGTTACGAAAATCTGATTTCGGAGTATGTAGGTAGTGCTTGCGTATAACGTTCCCTCGCTTGGCGAGGTTTGGGGTTTTGAACCCGAATATTTTCTAATTATAAACAAAATACTATGAAAAACGATAATTCCACAGAATCCCCAAATCTTGCCAAACGAGTGTTAGGCGATGCTTTTTATCCAGACTTGAATTTTTCGGTTATTGAAAACATTCAAAGAGAATTTATGAATAAAGCATCTAAAGATTTCGATAATCATTTAAAAAAATACGTTACTGAAAATCTAAAGAAAATAGGTTTTGAATTTGATAGCGAACAAGATTTTAATGAATTTATTTCAAAACGAGTAACAAGAATAGGTTTTACAGATAAGCCAAACGAATATGAATTGTATGTTGATTATCAAACAGAGAATCAAAAATTAATTGGATTTTACAGCGATAAAATTTCTTTTTCTCACGAAGGTTCGAAAGTTACAGCAACGTTCGGCAGGAGTATTGCCTAACGGTTGAGTGCTTGGCGAAGAAGCGGAGAAGTAAAGATAATTTTTCGATTAAGCCTAAATAATACAGATACAAAACAGATTATAAATTAATAACCGAACCCGCTTTTTTGCCAAACACTTGTTATGTGAGGTTGTGGGTTTTTAAAACAGATTTTATGAGAACACTAAATCAAAATACAGGCGTTTTTTTACAAGAAGATGCATATTATACCAAAGCAGATGTTTTGAATTTATACAGACTTCAAAAACAACTTTTAATAAACGAAAATTTAGTCGCTAGTATCTCTGAATGTGCTAATATATGGCAAAGATATTCATCGGATTTGTGCGCAAGTTGGTTGTTTTTTCCTGAAAAAGACGAAGACATTTTAAAACAAGTTTCAAGTAGCGATTATTTTACAAATTATTACGATTATTCAGAAAATGAATGTAAACATCCGAAAGAACAAAGAACTTTCATAGGTTCTAATCTTTTGAGATGCGGGGTTTGTGGTGAAGAGTTTTCGTAACAATCTCACATAACATCCCGTGGCTTTGTGAAGTGCGGGACTTATGAAAAAAAATATTTTTAATTAAAACAAAACGTAAATGAAAAATGATAATAAAGAAAATCCCGCATTACACAAAACCGCTGTTATGCAATCGGTTATTTTACCAACTGATTTGAGAATTGGGAATTTGGTAAACTATATATTTGGGGAAGATGAAGTATATACTATTAGGAGTTTTGATGAAGAACACGTATCCTTAAAAGATAACATATCATTCGATTATATTGGTTATGATGAAATTGAAGCAATACCATTAAAACAAGACTGGTTAATGAAATTAGTTCATTTTTTTGATGATAATTTTAGATTTGAAATTAAAGGAACTAGAACTACTGTTTATTTTTGCGAAAAATATTTAACAACGTTAGATTATGTGCATGAGATCCAAAACTTATATTTCTCTTTAACAGGAAGTGAGTTAACTGTTGCATAACGTTCCCTCGCTTGGCTTAGTGCCGAGTTATGAAAACAATAATTTCTAATTTAAAAATAAACGTGATGAAAAACGATAAAAACCAAAATAAGGCATTGAGCCAAACGAGTGTTACAGGAAGTGCGGTTTATAAAATACTAAACTTGTACGCTTGTTTAGGCGGAAACCGTTACAAATGGGATGAAGTAGCAAAAGAAAAAGGAATTGAAATCGAAGTAACTGCTATTGAATACGATGAAGAACTTGCAAGAATGTACAAAGAGCGATTTCCTAATGATATTGTAATAGTTACAGATGCTCATCAATATTTACTTGACAACTTTAAAAACTTTGATTTTATTTGGAGTTCTCCACCTTGCCCAAGTCATTCAAGAGCTAGGTATTGGAATAGTTCTAATTATGACACAACTACACAACCAGTTTATCCTGATATGAAACTTTATGAAGAAATTTTGTTTTTACAACATTATTACAGGAACGGAAAATTTGTAGTTGAAAATGTAATACCTTATTACGAGCCATTAATACCCGCAATAAAAAGAGATAGACATTTGTATTGGACAAACTTTAATTTACCAAACAAATTAAGCAATAGAAACATTAGCGGTGTTGTATCACAAGCAAAAGACGAATTAAAAGAACTTTGTAAAATACACGAAATTGATGTTTCCGATTATAAAGGAACACAACCAATGTTAAAAATTGCAAGAAACCTTGTTGACTACGAAGCTGGAAGAACAATTTTCGAAACTGTTTTAGGAATTGAAAAAAAGTCTAATGTAAACCAAGTTTCGATTTTCGATACGATTACGTAGCATTTCCTGTAACGTTCTCGTGGCTTGGCGATGTTGCCGAACCGATAACGTGAATTGAAAAATAAATTTGAATTAAACCGCAGATTTTCTGCAAAAACGAAAACGGCAATATTGCCAAACCGCTGTTATAGTTAGTGGCGGATAATTAAAAATAAATATTATGAAACAAACATCAGTAGAATTTTTAAATGAACAATTATTGGTTCTATTTAGAGAAAGAAAAGAAAATTTAATAGATGCAGAAACATTTTATAAACAAAGAAATAGTGTTTTAGAAACAGCAATTGAAATGGAAAAAAATCAAAGTATTAATTTTTTAAAGTCAGTTTTTCAACAAGATAATTTTGACTATGAAAAAGCTTATTTAAAATTTAAAAAGAAGTAGTTATGAAAAAAAATAATTTAGTTGGGTATTTTTTTTACGATGAGAATGGTTATAAAATTACTGTTAAACGAGTTTTATTTAACGAGTGGTGTGTGGTTTTTAGTGAAGAAAAAGAAGAACCTTATTTATTGCCGTTAGAATTTATATTAGCAATTAAAAACGAACAATAATGAATAAACAGGAAAAAATTCAGAAAATAAATGAATTATTAGGAATAAAAAATGTAATAGTTAAAGATGATTATTCCTTTGATACTTTTATATGTGAAAAAACAAACAAAGAAATATTTAGCGCACAATCATTAAATAGCAATATTACAAAAGAAAGAGAAGAACAAATTTTAGACGAGGTTTTATCTAAATTAATTTCTTATAAAAACAAAACGTAGCCATTGCCTATAACTCGCAAATATACGCAGTTGGCTTTATAACTAATTGATTATCAATTATAAATTTTAAAACCTATTGCGCTTTTTGAAATATATTTTTAAAAAAATCCCTAACATTACGCTAGGGATTTTTTATTATAAATTAGGTTTAAAATAATTAAGTAACTTATTTAATACAAACAAACCAATAACAAGTAAAAACAATCGATTTGAAACACTTTTTATAGCTTCTGTGTAGTCTTTTTCCTTTTCCTTTACTTCTTGCTTAAAAACAACATTTTTAGATACACTATCTTTTTTTTGTTCGCGTGCCTTTTCTTTAACTTGTTTAATAATTGTATTGTAATACTCTTTTACTTCGCCTTTTGAGTTTATAAACTTAATAGGTTGTTTTGGATCAAAAGGTTCAAAGGTGTATTTTTCTGACTCGCTCCATTTATTAAGATTTGTAACGCCTATACTATATGTTTTTAATTCTGTTTCGGTGTTGGATTTCTTTAAAGTAGCACAACTAAAAAAAGATAGTGCGAGTATTGATAGTGTTATTTTTTTCATTTCATTAATTTTTTAAGTTTATTTTTATTTTTCATATTTTATTTTTAAAATGTTACGCAATACTTTATTAACCGATTCTTTGTTGATACCTCGATCGTAATTAAAGCGTTGTATTCTATTTATTCTTTGAAGCGCACTCATAATTAATTTATTTTTTTATAATCTAAAAAGTAATCAGTATGTGATATTTCGTTTTCGTATTTAGGTATTACTTGAATTGAATAACCAGAATAACAATCTCCAAAATTATATTGAACCCAACTGCTAGGCGGTGCAAAACTCATAAAATTACGATAGTCAAAAGTATTGCATTTATTATATCCAATTTAGTGCAAGTCGCCTTTTTCTACGTGTATATATTTACTTTTAATATCATAAAATCTTATGTAGTCATTTATGTAATTAATAGTTCTATAATCTAATTTTAAAAGCAGACCTTTAAACATTTGTTTAGCGTCTTTTCCGTGTGTTAAAATGAAACAATGGTCTCCATAAATTCTATGCTCTAAAAATTGCGTTAAGGTTTCAATTTCAACTATATCATTTGAATAAATTAAGTTTATTATTTTTTTAACAGCTAAATTAATAGTATGACCGAAGTCCCCAGAATGATTATCATTTGCAACCTTACGTAAAATTATTTTATTTGCTATATTGTTTTCAACTAAAGACTTAATCATTTTTACCTTAACATCAATACAAGTTTCAAAAACTTCTGCGTTTGTCATATTTTGAGGCAGTTCATGTCCGCCCCTTGTTGTTAAACCATTCCAACCATCTTGTTCATCTCCTAAATTATCTAATAACAACAAATCAAATTTTCCATGCGTGTTAAATTCTTTTACTACACTTTTAAAAACTTTTTCATAAGATTGATAATAAATTTCATCGTTGTATTCGTATTTAAAAAGTCCATTTCCTTTTGGGTTAGGTTCTAATCCTACATGGTCATCTGAAATAGTTACTTTAATAGCTTTTAAGTTAGTTTCTTTTATGTTTGGTGTAAATATATATTCTTTGCCTAAAAACTTACTTAAAACATTGTTAATTGCGTTTTCTATTGTTTCAGTAATTTGTCTTTTTTCTTCCTCTTCAAAGAATGGATTTTTAGCAAGTACGCTAAAATTTAATCCCTCTTTATTTTGTGTTTTTATCCACATATTACGAGCCGAAGTAATAGGAATATCTACTTACTCTGTTGCATTATAAAAACCCTCGTGTTTATCAAGAAGTCTTTTTTCGTGTCTCCTTACGTATTCAGAAAGTGCTTTTACGTCGGGGTTTAAATACCCACCTACTTCTGAACCTAATAATTCTCTCGCTATAACGGTCGTATTAACACCTTTTTGGAGCAATGGTATTATTTGCTGGTCGTAATTATTCCATTTATTTGCCATAATATTTTTTTTAGTTATTCAAACTTACTAAATTTATTTGTATATTAGCACTTTCATAATTAGTTTTTTTTAGTTGGTTAGTTAATTAAATCCGTAATATTAATTTATTGCGGATTTTTTTTGTTTATGTCAAAAGTATTTTGTAATTTTGAATTTCCTATTACTAATTTAAAACTTTTATACATTAAAAAAGGCGGAACATTAGTATAAAAATAGATTATGAGGTAACCTCATCATCTATATAACTTAATAAAATAATAGGCCGGCAAGCTTTTACAAATTAAGTTTCAAGTTATAAAAAATCCCTACTCAAACGAATAGGGATTTTTTTTGTCATTTAAACTCACATTTATAAATTATATTATCTTTGTAAGTAATTGGATATTTTAACCTACATAAAGTATAATAAGGAAAATTAAACTCCTCGCACAGCTTTTTTAAATTACCTCTTGTAATTGGTTCCTTAGTACCTTGTATTAATACTATTATTGATTGTCTTTGCATAAGCTACAATTTTACCTGTATTACTTTCATAATTTCCTATCCAAGTAATACCATAATTTAATAATTCTTCTTTGTGTGTTTTTATAATTTTATCCGAATAATCTTTACCTCTCATTTTAAACCGTTCTGGCTTTCTATATTTATCTAAAAACTGTTCGAGAGAAACGCAATCTTTTACAATAAATCTCTCTAACAATTCGTAATTAGTTCTGGCTTTCTTCATCATGTTTTCTCCATTCTGATTTAACTTCATAAAACTCTTTTGTTATTTCTTGTATTCTAAGTCTAACTACTTTTTTTCTTCTATCAGGAGATTGTAAAAGTTGTTTCTGTTCATTTTGTAATTCGATTAATCTTGTTTGAAAAGTTGTCATAATTTCTATTGTTTTAGTTGTTATTTCTTTTACAAATATACGACTAATTTTGATACTACAAAATAAAATTACAATTATTTTTAAAATATTTGTAAAATAAAAAAAACTACCCGATTTGAGTAGTTTAAATATTTATTTAAATATTCTTATACTCCTGCTTGGCTTCAAAGCTTGGACACGCTTTTTTTACATTAGGAAAATCTTTATGACCTTGTATAATTGCTTTAGGATAACGCTTTCTTAACTCTTTTAATAGTTTTAAGATACTTTCTTTTTGTTGTGTTGTTCTTGTGTCTTTTGGTTTATTATTGGAATCTACACCTCCCTTATAACTTATATGAACCGCTACTGAATTAAAACCAGCAACACCATTTGTTATTTGGCTTTCATCTGCTAATTGTTCAATAGTTCCATCTGCATTAATTAAATAGTGATAACCTACACTTTTCCAACCTAAATTATTTCTCCAATAATCTTTTATTGCTTTTGTCGTTTGTGTTGCTGGCCCCGCCGTGCAATGTACTGCAATGTATTTTATATCTCTCATTACTCCTTAATTTCGTTAATATCTTTTTTCAATTCCTTTGCCTTTGATAATATATATTTTAAAATCATATAAAAAGGTTTGTTGCCGTGTTTCTGACTTGTTTCATCTATTGATTTACATTCAATATACAACCAAAAAATAGTTATTACTTTTGATAAAAATAATTCAACACCTAAAATTAAATTTTGCCCAACTATATGCGTATCAATAAAAAAGGCTAAAGCAATAGAACCTAAATAAAAGAAACTTTTAACCACTATATTAAACAGTTTTGTACTTTGGTAACTTCGCCACCCGTTAAGGCTAATAGTTGTGTAAATCGCAAATATGGTATCTAAAAATACTGCAAATCCTGTTACAAATAATAATCCTTTAATCGGTGCTAATACCGTTGCAATTAAAAGACAAAAAGCCTTTATAAATACTAATACGTAAGTTGTTAAATCTTGTTTCATGCTATTTATTTATTGATTTTATACAGTGATTTTTTTCTATCTTATCGAGTACCCAACATAGTAATTTTCCTAAAGTGGTTAAATTATCGGATAACTCATTTTTTCCTAATACTGAAGATATTGTTTCTTCTATACTTCCAAACCTATCTGGCGACTTTTCAATTATCAAATATTTGTTTAAACTAAATCGAAACTCTCTATTTCCAAACCTGTCTAAATTAATTGCGGTGTCTTTGAAATAACCTTTTTTCTTTACATTTAAGGCATTAAAAATAGTTAAAGGTAAAAATAGTAAGTAAGCAATAATATATAGTAATATTCCCATCTATTCAATTAAATTTCCGTTAATAAATATTTCATCTAGTTGCGATTGAGTAATTCCCATCATTTGCGAAATTGTAAGTAGGTCTGTTGAGTTTCTTTCAAAATGTGTAGCACTTCTTAATCTTGTAAGTATAACATATTTTTGAGCCTCGTCAAATGTCAAGTTTTGGATAAATAAAACTATATCTTCATAAGTAATTCCAGTTGTTAAAAACACTTGTATAATGAATTTCATACGTGATAATTGTTGTGGAATTAAAGATTGATTATATTCTGCTATTTCTTCAGGTGTAAAATCAATTACTTCTTTTGTAATAATATCGTCTACCAAAATATAGTCATCTCCATATTTTTGATGTTCTGAAATTTCAGGAATTACAACCTCACGCCAACCGTGTTCGAAATGCTCCTCACTTTTTTTGTAATTGTCAATTCTAACCCCATCTACTACCCAAGTGCTAGGATAGTCGTTATAAACTAATTGTATATCTTCTAAATTTGCTACCATAATGTTAAACTTGTCGCCCTAAAGCTGTTTGTAAATTTTGAACGCCAGTATATAATAATGATTCTTGTGTGTCGTTTAAAGATAATCCAACAGAAGAAAAACAAAATTGGCGTGTATCGAATGCGTTAGGAACGTTACCAAGGTTTCTGCAACCTAAAAACAAATTTCTTGAAAACGAAAAAGTTCCCGTTATAGTTGAAGTTTTTGAACCTAAAACACCTGAATTTCTATAAATTTTAGATAATGTTCCCAATCTGTTAACTAAGAAAAAACCACTACTATCTGTATTATTAGCGACAATATTATCTAATGAAGTTGTACCATTTGATTTACCAATTACCGCATGAATTTTATCTGTATAGTAAGCACCCCTTAAATAAAGTTGTAAAGAGTTTTCACCAGTTTCACCATTTCCTAAAAAAGCATCGTTTGCGATATTTTCTCTTGAATAATAAGAAAAATGACAATCTAAAATATTTAAGGTATTTACATTAAAATTAGTGTTAGCATATCCATTTGTGCCGTTTGGTTTAATTCCATTTACAGAATGAGTCAATCCACCTGCGTATGTTAACTGGTGTATTAATGGATTCTTACCATTATAACTATGTGCCGAAGAAGTACCACCAATAAACAACCAAAAAGCAGATAAATAACTATAAATCCCGTTAGCCTTGCAATACAGATAAAAATCATTTACAGCTGAACGAGTATCAGGGTCTGTTATTCCAGCAGCCGTTAAATATGCTAAAGCATCGGGATCTAAAGAAGCACCAGTACTCGAAAAAAACATCTTCTTACTCATAATTAAGTTGGTTGTACAATTAATACTTTATATTTTCCAGTACCGAAGTACTGAATTGTAATTGTGTTTAATGCTGCCGTTCCGCTATAAGCACCCGTAATAAAATCAGTCCAATCCGCTGGATATGTCAAAGTGTGATTTCCGCTAATATTTAAAGTGATAGTTTTAGTTTTTCCTGTTGCTGGTAAATTAGACTCTGATAAAGTAGTGTTTCCAGTTAGTGTTAAATCCCAAACATCATTTGTCCAATCAACATTGTAAGTTCCTGTTACCGTTGCGTTAGTTACTAATTTTTCAATTACTTGAAAAACCGAACTCAAAGAAGTTACAATATTATTCCAAGTTATTTTTACCCAATTAGTACCATCGTTTAAAATAGCAACTTCTGTACCAGCTAATGGTAATGTAGCGTTTGTATAGTCTGCTGAGTCGTTGGAAAGGAAATTTAAAACTGGATAAACGGGATTAATATCAATTCCTGTATATCCTAATTCAGTAAGTCTATTTATTAAGTCTGTGAAATTAGTAAAAGTTTCTTCAGTTCCTAAATAATCAAAAACAGAAATATCGGCAATACCATATTCTCTACGCTTTGCGCCGTAAGCCTCAACTAAAAAAGCCTTAGTAAGTTCTTGTTTAAAACTAAACCTACCTAAGAAAAACTCTCCGTCTATACTATCGACGTGTTTAAAAGTTCCGCTTTCTAATTTTCTAATCTGTAAAGTACTCATATTAAAAAGATTTTGATTTTCTTGAAATCTTAATATTTCTTCTTCCTATTGTAACCGTTCCCGTGTCTGTTCTAGCGTATATTTTACCACCGTTAGCCTTGAAAGTTGCTAAAGCGAAAAAGTCTAAAGGCATACTTTGGTCGTATGGTGCTGTCCCAATTGCTTGAAGCCAACCAGTAAATGCTTTATTTGTTCCAGCAGCACCTCCACTAATATCAATAATTAATTCAATTGCAGTAGGCGAACCAGTTTTAGCAGTAATAGTAACATCAAATCTACCATCATAATCGTCGCCAATAGCAACAGGTGTTATTTTTGAACCAGTCCATAATTCGGAAGTTCCTCTAATTTCTAAAGGTAAATGGTCGTCAATTGTAGCCCCTAAAGCATCTATTGATATTTGTGTGTAACTTGTTCCTATTGTAATTGTAGGAGTAACTAAACTATCTACGTAATATGCCCAGCCTGTTGTGGGGTTTGTGAAATAATCAATAGGCAAAGAATAAGGAGTTGGAATACCTAAAAATTTATTATCTATTTCTGTCTTAAAACCACTAAATTCAAATATATAATTAGGTTCAGGAACTCCAAAACCTGCGTTACTTATTTCAAAAGTATAGTTTATTTCAGAATTTGTAGGAACAATATAAGAACAACAAAAATTATAATGTTTATTAACAGTTAAAGTTTGTATATCAAATTCTTTTTCAAAAGTATCTAACAAAACAGAATCATAAAACACATTTACTTTAAAAGTAACTAATTGAATAGGTAATGAAATACTAGCCTCTAATAATTTAGGAGTTAATGAAAATTGAAAAATTGAAGTTTCATTTGTTGATGAATTATATTTTAAAGCATCGCCAAAATTAAAAGCAACGTTTGTACCAAAAGAAGAATCTACATTTCCACTATTATATATAAATGAATTGCTATTTCCGCTATAATCTAAAGAATTACTATCAATTGTATAACTACCATCTCCAACAAAAGAAACAGTAGGACTATCTTTTAATAAAGAATTTTTTGAAAGTACGTTATCGGAATATTTATTTGCAAAACTATTTATTTGAACTAAATTACTCATATTATTAATTTAAAGTGTTATATGTTAATGAAAATTGAACTCTTGTATTTGCTGGAATAGTAGAATAAATACAATTATCTCCCTCTAACAAATAAACATCGTACCCACCAATCGAATTGCCTACATAATTACCTCCAGGCACTTGAGCTGGTAGATATTCAGTTGATACTATTTCTATAAAACTTGTGTTTTCTAAAAAGTCGCTATCATTTCTGATAAATCCATTCACTGTAACAGTTCTTCCTTGCTTAACAAAATCTACATCATATTGAATTGATGGACTTGGATTTGCAGCAGTAATAACTTTTGAAACGGTTGTATGTTTCTCGTTTATAATTGTCCCGTAAGAATTTAATAATAACGCATCTTCTACCTCTCTAAGTTCAGTAGCAGTAATATCTGTTCCACTTGCTAACTTTGTGTTTATTAACGTTTGTAATATTGATTTTATACTCATTTTTATTTGTTTTTAATTTGTGAAATAATCTGTTGTGTTAAAGTCTAATGCTGAAAAATCCCCTACTGCAATACTGAAAGTCCAATCTCCTTTTACTAAAGTCAATACTTGACCTAAATCAGAAACTGCCGTAAAAGTAATGTAATAATTACCTAATCCTAAAGCAGGAAGTACTACGTTAAAACTATAATCAAATAAAGTAGGACTTAAATTTTCGTGTAATAGTTCATCAGTATCAAAATCATAAATATTAATATTAGCCAATCCCGTATACATTTTATTTAATCCAGCTATTGCAACTGTTGGAAAAGTAGCCAATGTATAAAACCCAGTAGGTACTAAGCTAATAAGCCCGAACGGCGGTGCTATTTGATATTCTGCTGAATAAGTATCTTTTGGCTCAAACTGTCCTTTAAAAGTAGTCGCAAATTGATTGGATAATCCTTGTCTTTCATCGCTCTGAACATTTTCAGAAGTTTTAAATCTTACTCCATTAATATAAACTAAATCACTATTTAAAGCATTGCTTAATCTATCAAAAGTAAAAGTATCAATAGCCTCAATATTAAAAGTGTATTCTAATGCTTGAGTTGTTCGGTTTCTACGAATATCCCCGTTTAACTGAGTCGTTATTTTAGTAGTTTCTTTTGTGCTTGGTAAATTAAAATATCCAGCAATTCTAATAGATTGATAAATATTTGCTCTATCGTAACTTATTCCTTGATAATATGAATAACTTTTATAATCAATTCTAATCGATTGAACTGTATCACTACATATAAAAGGATTACTCAACAATACCAAATCACTACCTGTATGTGTAAATCTAAAGAATAATCTTTTAAAGTAATAATCTACTTCAATCGGTGCAACTTCAAAAGCTATTTGATAAATTCCATTAATATCTTGGAACTCATTAATAAATATTTTAGAAGTAATATCCGATATTACGTTATTTTCACAGTCCACTAATTCAACTATATAACTGTCGTCAAAGGCAATATCGGTTAAACTATTACTTATTTGTGTGTATATTTCATTCGGCGAAATAACAATAACATCTTTACAAACGTATTGACTATTTTCCATTAATTCGCCTTTAGCTACTGAAAAATCAGTAACTAAACGCAAAAAAGATTTGTCTAATGTATCTAAATTCATAGGGATTCAATAGCATTTACAAGGTTATCAATAGTGTCATAAGTTACTCCATTTACTGCAACCTTATCGAATTTTGTTCGATTACACAAATTTATAGAATTTATATCAAAGAATTGGATAAAATCGTTAAAAATATTATAATTTTTTATATTAGCCGTTTTTTCATCATATCCAACCTCATTAATGTAAAGTATTCCATCGCTATAAGTTACGTTTAAAAAGTCGCTTTCGTTTTTTATTTCTAACTCTAAAGCTAGTTCTTCATTAGACCAAATATTATTCCCTTCTTTTACATACCCTTTAATTATTCCACCACTTGGATTTTGAACCCTAATAAATCCACGAACATTTTGAATATCTTTCAATAATTGTACAGCTTGTTCAAATCCACATCTTACAGTAGTTTTATAAATATCCTGATTTAATATTTTATAGTCTGCAATATCACTAATTAAAATATCTTCATTTTCTTTTATAGGTTCTGGCTCTCCTAAAAATTGAGTTTTACAATCTCCGTTTGCTTTAAAGTAAGTGTTTTTAATTTTCTTAGTTGGGATAAATTTCCCATAAGTAGCCAATACCGCAAACCAATGGCTAATATTTCGTTTAATCGAATAGCGTAAGTTTCCAAAGTTATCTGAATTACGTAAGTTTTCTGCAAATATTAAGCCCTCATTTGTTCTATTTGTATAAAGTACGTTAGTTAATGGATAATCTACTTCTATTTGTATCGTATCTGAAAAATCTGGTCCCGTAAAAGTTAATGTTATAATACTACTTGTATATGCTAAAACAGTTCTACTAACACCGTTCACAATAATTGTATCGCCTACATTAAACCCTAATTGCGTCCAGCTAAATGTATTATCTGATAATATTTTAAGCGTAGATAGTGCGCTACTTGTTTGATAACTTAAAAAACGTTTAAACTTGTTTCTTGAGTTTGGTGGCAAAGGTATGACATCAGCAATAAATATATTATCATCATCATTTGATGAGTTTTGATTAATTGAAAATATCATTTTACGTGCTACTTCAGTAATAAACGGGTCACGAATAAAAGGTAATTTAAAATCCTTTTTATTTATTGAGTTTTGTGCTTGTGGATACCATTCGCTATTAGTATGTATGGCGTCAATAGTATTTCTTTCAGTTCTATCTTGCTCATATTTTTCATAGCCAAATACAAAGTTATTTACTAAATATTTAGGATTTTTTGTTATGTTGGCTTCATAATCAGGAACTTCTAAAAATCCGCCTAAATCGTTGTTAGTATAAAAGTCTTCGTATTGTCCTATATAAATTTCATTATCGTTTATTTGAGCGTATGCGCATTGTTCTAAAAAAGCCTCTTTAGTATCTTTTAGCTTTAAATAAAAAGGCTTAGTTAAATCTTGTTTTATTAGGTTTTTTGTGAATAAAAAGTTATCATAAAATTCTCCGCCTATATCGTATTTAGGAGCATTAACTGGTAAACTTCCTATTGCTTTATAGTTTTGTTTAATTAAATCAATCCAACGAACTGCATTAATTACTGAACTGATAGCAGTTGAAGTTGATTCTATTGTCATACTTCCAGAAAACATAGTTCCAATGACTCTATAGTTAGCAAAAAAAGCACCACTTGGTGTATATGTGTCAAAAGTAGCAGTACTTTGAGCATATAAATAAACCCAAACTCTATGACCGCTTGGAATAAAATCAATAGGAATATCAAAACTATCAGGAAAATTATAATCTGTTGAGTTTTCAAAAATAAAGTTTTTTTGATGAACTATTATAGTTGTTAAACTTGATAAACTACCTGTAAAATTCCCATATCTTACAACTAAATAAGATGAACCGCTTCCACTTGTAACGTTAGAACCACCAGCATTAGTAATCCTTGAATTTGCTACTATGTTTAAATCTCGTAATTTTATAACTACATTAGATAAATCTTCTTTTGCATCGATATAAACACCGCTATTAGGATTAAATCCGTCAGGATTTGCCCCGAATTCAGTATCTAAATTTGATAAAGTATTTTCAACTCCGTACTCTTTTACGGTATTTGTAGAAAAACACGCTAATTGTTGAGTATTTATTTCCCAAGTTGGCAATCCGACAATACTTGTATCTGAGTAAGATGTTCTTGCTTGAAATGTACATTGTTCAGAATGCAACCACTCAGAAACTCCATAAGTAGGTTTAGCCTTTAAAAACATTCTTTGAACAGAAATAGGAGTAATGGTATTGTCGTCCAAATCCTTATCGCTTAATAAATCTACTATAATATCCTCACGCTTTTTTATTAACGCTTGATTAGTATTTTGAATAATTCTACATTTTACGTAACTTTCATTATCGCTATCATAATCTTTGTTAAAATCTACATTACCAGTTGTAAAACTAACACCGTTCTTTTTTAGAATATATTTTACGTCAGCTTCATTTCCGTAGTTTTTATTTTCTTTAATAAGTAATTCAACACCACTTTGTAAATGACTAACTAAAATACCGTCATTATTCATATACGGCTCTGTTTGAACTCCATAATCAATATAAAACTCTAATTGACTTTCTTCATTACCAAAATAGGTGTCTCTTGCAATGTCATCTTGAACAACTTTAAAATTAGATTGGTCAAAATTTACTGGCTCTATAATTTCAGTTTCAACACCTCTAATTAATAAGAAGTGTTGAAATGAATTTGTTTCTATTGGGCTATTTTCCATTATACTCGTTGTCCTTTAAAGTAATCAGTATTTATTTGTTTATTGTTTAAAAACACTTGCGTATTAGTTCCTTTATTACTTTGCATTGTTTTGGCTAATTTACTAATTCCGTTGTTAAAATCAGAACTTGTTAATGAATTATTTTCTCGCATAGGTTGTATTCCTGAATTAACTAAAGTTCTGTTAATATAATCTTGTTGAGATTTATAAACCTTATCGCCTTTTTCTAAATAAGTAAGTTGCGCTCCTTTGTTATTACCAAACGTTTTTACATTCCCTTTTTTATCAGTAATGACCTCAGCTCCTTTTTCTTGTGTCCAAGCTAACCCCTCAGGTGCATTGTCTGTTCCTTTCCAAAATTGAGGTATTTGTTGAGAACTAACCATTGCAATCTGTGCCGCTCCTAAAATACCTATAGCAATTGACAAAGGTATATTTGGCAAAGCAGCTACAACTGCCTGAGCCGTATCAATTGCAATGTTAAAAATAGCAAGTCTTTTTTTAGACTCGGCTTCACGTCGTGCAATAGCCTTACGTTTTTCTTCGTATTGGCGTTCAATTTCTTCTTTAGCCGTTGAGCTTTCTCCAGCAAACATAATTGCAAATTCTTTTTGTTTTTCAAGTCTTAAATACTCAGCGTTAAAATTAGCTTGGCTTTTTTCCGAAATAGTATTAAACGCTTCTTGAAAGGCATCTGAAACTGTTAAGGCTACTGCTTTTACATTTGTTTCAAACTTTTGTAATTTTTCATTCCATATAGTAAATTTATCTAATCCACCATCTAAAATATCTATAAATTTACCAAACCCAGAACTACTACCAAAGTCATCAATAAATCCTTTAAAAGTATCGTTTAATAATCTCTTAAATTCTTCTAATTTCTTAACTTCTTTTTCAGTATTAGCGTCTTTAATTTCTTGAAGTTGTAATTCAAGTGCTATTTTTTCAGCAGTTAATTTTTTGTATTCTTCGCTTTCAGTTTTGTTATTAAAAGTTAAACTTTGTAATTTAGTTTTGTTAATTGCCAAATCAGCATTTAAAGATTTTACCCTTGCATCTTCTTCAATTTTTCCTTTTTCATCGTAGTACGATTTAAACGAACTTAAAGGAGTTTCTTGTGTTAGTGTTCCACCTGTAAAGTTTCTGTTTCTTAAAGCGTCTAATTTAGCTTGTTGTAGTTCGTTTATTTGGTCTAATCTTGCATATTTAGTAATTAAAGCAAGTTCTTCTTCTTTACGGTATGTTTCTCTAATTTCTTTGCTTTTTTGTTCAAATTCAGTATAATTAATTTGTCTATCAAAGAAGTATTTTTTCTCTAACGATTTTAATGCTTCGTTTTTTTCTCTTTCTGCTTGTATTCTTTTTGCGCCACCATCAATCACGCCTTTGTTAATGGATTTTATTTGCTCAGAATAAGCACTATTAACACTGTCAATTTGATTTTTATACTCAGCATCTATAATTCTATTTTGTTCGTCAAATTCAGCTTGTACAAGTTGTTCTTTTAACGACATATAAAGTTGGTATGCGTCTATTCTTTCAGATAATGTGTTTTTTTCATTATCTGCTATTAATTTATTATTTGTTATTCCATTCTCTAAAATCTTTTTACGTAATTCAAATTCACGAGCTAAATAATCAGTTTGTGTTATTTCTAAATCCGCTAATTCTTTTAAATCCGTTTTCTTTTTTTCATTTTGTTTGTCTACTGTATATTCTAAACCGATTCTATCCTTTGTGAGTTTAATTATTTCAACTTGATTTTTGTTAATATATTTTTGATAGTTATTAATGTCATTTTCTATTTTTATTCTTTTGTTTAAAACTGAATTATAATTATCTTCTGCTTTTAATTGGTTAATTCTATTTGATCTATTTACTCCTTGTCCTTCTACTATTTTATTTTGTATATCAAGTTCTTTTTTCTTTTGATTTTCTAATAATTTTAATGAACTTAATTCTTTTTCTAAATCTAATAATTTTTGCTTATTAGAAACTTGTAAATTAGTTTCTTTTTCAAGTGCTTTTTGTTTTTCTAAATCTACTAATAATTTATTAACACCATTTGAATATTTTCCGTTTACCATTGTAGCGTCTGAAACATTCTTAATATAGTAAGCGTATTGTTGTGATAGTTTTTTATATGCAATTTCTCTATCTTGTAAAGACAAAGAAGTATCGTTATAAACTGCTAAATATTTTTTAAGCTCAATAATATCACTTTGAGCGTCTTTTTTACCTTGAAATCTCGCATTATTAAATTCCTTTTGATTTTTATTTAATTCATCTAACGCTTGACTTGCGCCCATTAATGAACTTACCCAATTAACAATTTCTTTTCCATAAACAGTAAGTAAAGTAACTCCAACACTTAACAAAGTTTGAAAACTAAATAAACTACTCATTAATTTAGAAAAAACACTCGGAGTCTGTTCACCAGCTTTTTTTAACCTATTTACCTCGGCAGTTGTTTGAGATAAAGCATCAAAGAAAATAGGTAAATTGTTCGATATTGCCATAAATCCAGTCTGTACCGAATTAGCAAAGGCTGGTATTTCTCTACCTAGCTGATTAATTGAGTTGCTTAAAGGATTAAATCCACTTGCATAGTTACCGACATTACGTTGATATTTACCCATTGAAGCATCAACCGCTTTCATAGTGGTGTCTACATTTTTAATTCTTTTCGCTAAATAATCTTTTTGTTCAGCTTCAACCCTTGTAAGTGTTGCACCTTGCGCTTGCCTTGTAGCTAAATTTTGATAAGCAAATGTAAGTTTATTTAATTCCGCTTGAAGTTTATTGTAAGCATTTCCAGCTACCGCAAGTTTTTGTTCTTCTTTAGCTAATGCTTTTTCGTTTCTATCTCTTTGTAAAGTTTCTTTGTTTTTTAAATCAATAGTTGATTTTATTAAAGCATTTTCTTTAATTTGAGTTTGTAGCTGTTTTTGTCTTAAACTTTCAAGTCTATTAGTTGCAATAAGTAGTTTTTGTTCTTCTGCTGTAAGTTGAGCCGTTAAAGCAATAGTTTCCTTAACAGATTGATTCATCTGTTGTGGATTTTTAGGACTCGCACCACTATTAATTTTTAACCCTTGTTGGTTAATCTTAATAATTTCCTCGTGCGTAAGTTTTAAAGACGCAATAACCTTGTCAAGTTCCGCTTGAGCTTGTTTACTTACAATTATATCAATTACGTTTGCCATTTATTTTTTGCTTTTAGATTGTTGTTCTACTTCTTGGTGGGCTTTTTGTTGGTAACCTATAAATTCTGCAACATTTAATTCCTTAACCGTTAATCTATATTTTAATTCTAATATTCTGCTAATATTTATTAATTCATCGTTAAAGTTTGGTTTGTCTTTGCTTTCTACGTCCTTTTCGTCTAATTTACCACGTATTAATTCAATCTTAGTCTTAATTCCTTGAAGTCTATTATTAATTGTTTCAATCTGTTTGAAAACGTCTTTATTTACGTCAATAGTGTAGTTCCATTGCTTTAAAATATCAACCATTTTCTGAAAACTTTCTTTTCCTAATTTAGCGTCATAATTATACATTGCATTTAGCAATAAAGAAACGCACTTATATTTATTTTCTAAACGCATAATTTCAAACATAGTTACATATCGATTTTCTACTTTTCTATTGTTGGTTAGTTCAATGTAATTAGTAAAGAAACTATCGGCTATATTTTGAAGTTTAGCATCATATTTTAAATTACTCGAAAAGTATTTTAAATCATTTGTGTCTATAAATGAATCAAAATTCTCTAAAGGCATTTTTTTACAAGTGTCGAAATATTCAACCGATTTTTTGCTTAATAAATCTTTGAAGTTCTGGAAGTATAATCTCATAATTTAAAATATATTGATTTTGTGTTGTTAATCCGAAAATATTATAATAACCTCTAAAGAAATTCGCTTTGTCTCCTGAGCCTGTACCCGTTGAATTTATTTCAATCTGTGTTAAGTTTGGCAATACTTCAACATTAAAACCTCTAAAAAAGTTGCCGGTATCTGTAAAGTCGTAAAGTTCGCCTTGTCTATGAAAACCTCCACTCTCAGTAAAATAATTTTGACGATATGCACCGGTAAAAAAACTATTTGAATTATCTAATTCCCTACCATCGAACCCAATATGCTGTTCTATTTGCGAAGTGTTAAGTTTGATAATCTTGTTTTCATTACGATAAACAATATTCTCAATTTCATCAAGTAAGCTATTTCTGACCTCTTGAAGTTTTACCATTAAATCGTATGGAGAAGTCATTTTAAGTAATTTTTAGAACTCAATTACGGAACTTGAACCGATTGCACGCCTATGACGTTTTGAGTAAAGGGGCGAGTTTGAATTACCGCCCCTTTTTAATATTATACTACTACTGTTGTAGCAACATTAGATTTGTACATTGTACCATCTAAATTGATAATTGAAGCGTTTTTAACTCCATCATATAATTGTAAAGAAACAACATCCCCAGTACTATAAGCAGCCGAAGTAAGTGTATATTCCCCATCAACCGTAGAAGCTAATAACGTAGGTGTTACTGAAACACCATCAACTTTTAACAATAAATCAGCAATTACTAAACCAGTTAATGGAACTAATTTATTATTAGATTTTGCATATACTTTAAAATCTAAAGTAGTCGCTAAATTCGCTGGAGCAGTTAAAGCGATGTCAATATCATTATAACCGTCTAAATCTTGTTCTGCAGTAAAATCTAAATTCTCGTTAGAAATCCACGCTACACTATTATCGAAGTCAGCTCTCGAAACTTGAACCATTAAACTCTGAGAGTTTTCTTTTCCGATTTTGTAACCACCTACTCCGATGTACTGACAATCTAAGCCTCTAAAATTACCTTGTCGGTCTAATGCTCCAAACATATCATTTTTAACGTCGAAAATGAAAATATCGTAGTTTTTAGAACCCTCTAATTTAGCTAATGCTTTATAGAATTGTATTCCGTTATCAAATACAAAAGTAAAGTCGTAAGGTGGCAACATAGTACCGTACTTAATACCTGTGCTTTCTCTTGTTCCAACTTCGTTTTCAGCAGTATTATCTGTAAAAGATACAACACCGTTTAAAACAATTAATTGCCCTTTTTGTTGCATCTCTTGAAAGTATGCAAGATTAAAGTCAATTTCTGGGGCAATCTTTGTTCCTTTTTCTGCAAACACTACTACGGTTGGATTTTCTATATCTTGAGGGCAGAATTTTGTTCCTGTTCCCATTTGAGCGTTAGCCCCGCAAGATAAGTTATTTACAATTGTGCTAATTGTTCCCATATTTATATGATTTTATTTGTTCTTAAAAAATTTATTACTCTTTTATCGTTGTGTCTAAAAGTATCTCCAACTTTGTAAGTTTTCTCACTTGTTGAAAATTCTTTTAGTATTTTAAACGATTGTTTTTTTACTTCTGGCATAGCATCTGGAATAATGTTTATTTGTTCCGTTGCTTCTGTTTTAAATTTCTTTTCCATAATTTAAATATTTAGATACATAATTTATTATTTAGATGATATTTATTAACGTCTAAAACTACTTTAAAACAATGATAAGGCTCTAAATCTATAACTTGGTTAAAGAAATATTTATTAAATACATTATCTGTGTTAAAAACAACTGAATTAATACTTACATCACTCATAGTTTGTAATACGTTTAAAACATCTTGTCTAACTTCTTCGTCTGCTCTGTGTAAAATATTAGGTTTAATTTCTGAAACGTTTATTATAAAATATAATTCGATAGTAGTTTCATAATAATTAATACCTACATTTTTAACTTCATTTTCAGCAGTAAAAAAGAATTTGTTTTTTTCAGCAACTATTAAACTTTCATACTCTTTATCGCTAACGTAATAATCAATTGATTTAACGTTATTTCTGTTTGAAAGGTAACATCTATCATAACCAAATAACTCAACATTATCCCACATAACAGATAGTTTATCATAAAGTTTTTTTTGCACCTTATAAATAACTATATCTAATGCTTTTGGATTTGTTTTTAAATTATTCATTATGTTAAAGTAGTTTGCATTATTAAACCTTGTTTTACGAATCCTTTTTGCATTTTACTTATTTCAGATTTAATAGAAGTTATTTCACCTAGTAATTGGTTTCTTAATCCTTTTACCTTAATCGGACTACTCGCGTCTGAACCCTCTAACTCCATCATAATTTTTTGATATAATAAGTTAGATTGCTGTTGATTTGCATTATTTCTTAATGATGAAATATATAATTGAACACACGCAATAATACAATCTAATTGTATAGCTCGTGCAAATAACATTTTATTGTTAATGATAAAATCCGTATAATCTTCATAAACAGAAATATCAAAATTTAAACCGTTATCTTCTGAAAGTCCATCTATATTTTGTAAATCAAAAAGAACATTTGTATTGTGGTTTATAACCTTTATTCTTTCAATACATAAATTTGTCGGGCTAGTTAATATATTAGCGTTTTCAAACTCTCTTTTAAAAGGTGTTACCGTTAATGAATCTGTTAAATATCCAATATAATAATCGCCTTTATAAGTGTCGTTTGAATTGTCTAAAGTCCAATTTAAAACTAATTCTTGATGGTCTGTTGTAATTTCTACTTCTTGAGTATAAATAGGCTCTTTTTTAGAACTATTAAACGCTAATAAAGTAAATGTTCCAGTACCGCTAAAATCTAATAAAACACGGCTTATTTTAAAAGCAATATTTTTATCTGATGTTACTTTAACTTTATATCCAACAAAACCAACTGGTAATGTTTCTAAATCTATCTTATTAGAAGCATTTTTAAATAATAAACTTCTATCAATAAAGTCATAATCAGAAAAAACCTGATTGCAAACATTTGAAATTGAACGCTTTTTAATATCATTAAGAAGTAAATTAAAATCAACATCAGTTATTTTTAAATAATCCTGATTATCTTTAATGTATTCAATTTTAGCATAAGGATTATCTGTTACAAAATAACCAGACTCGCTTAACAAGTTATCAGCATCTACAATAGCATAGCTAGGGTTGTAAGGTTGATTAAACCCTACAATCCCTAATAATGCATTTTGTATTTTAGATACTTGGATCATTTATTAAACTATTGCGTAAGCTAAAATTGGTGTAGCCGATGCAGTTGTTAATGGTGCTTTTGTAAACGCTAAATCTTGAGAAATCTCGTATTGAGTAACAACGTCTTGAGTATATCCATTATTTTCTGAATCGTCTGCTCTAGCTTCGTAAGAATGTAAAGCGTAACTTTCGCCATCAATAGGATTTAAAATGTTAGAGTACTCATTTTCTTTAGTAACTACGCCCTCTCTGTTTTGTTTAGGAATCCAAGGTAAAGTCGCAACCATTCCATTAGGAACTACAATCCAAAAACCTTTTGCGTATGCTGAAACTAAACCAGCACCTAATGCTCCTAATTCTACAGAGTGAATAAATGTCACACCGCCAAATTGAAATGATAAGTTAGTTGCATTACTAATTCCTTGTGCTGCTTGATATTCAAATTTAGCATAAGAAATAGAATCACAAAAAACAGTCATACCACCTGAATATTTATTAGCATCCATTGCTATTTTAGTAATTTGAATAGCTCTGTTTTCTTTAGCTTCTACAATTTCAAACACATCATCTGTAGCGTCAAAAGTTCCCTCTGCAGTTGCGGTATTAACTCCTGAACGGTTGTTAAATAAATAAGCAGTTGCAGCGGTTTCGTAACCCTCCATAAAGTTAGAGATAGTATTCGATAACTCTTGAAACATTTGCTCATCAGCATTGTAAAGTGAATTGTCAGCTTGTTTTAATGACATATTAAATTTGTCAGTATAACTAGCCCAAGTTGGTGTTAAAGTAGAAGTATCTCCTTTTACTCCTGTGTGGTTGTGTGTTCTTGCACTTTCTAATGCTCTAGAGCTACGAGTTGCAAAGTTTGTTTCTACTGCTCTGTCTTCACGAGTTCTTAAAACATCGTAATTAGGAAACATAATCGGAGCCATCGCTCGAAGTGCCAAATATGTGGCAGGGAATCTGAATCTTAATTCAGCATTTTGAAAAGCTCCAATAAGTTTAGCTTGGGCTTTTACTAGGTTTGCAGTTGTTCTGTTAGCCATCTTTATAAAAATTAAATTGATAATACGTTTTTAAACGAGCATTACCGCCCTAATTCTTTATAGCTATACCGCTAATATTTACAAAATTAAATAAAAAATATTTAATAATCGACATTTTTAATAAAAAAATATAAAAAAACCAGTAAAATTAATTACTGGTTCTATTTTTATGCTTTTGTATATCTTCTTCTGCCTGAATATTTAGACAAATACTTATCGTTTATTTTTTTAGCCATTAAGTAGTTTTCGTTTACTTTCTTTAATTCTAAATAAGCATTTTCTTTTACTTTATTTGCTTTTTTACCAATAAATAGATTTAAAAACCATTCAATAAATTTCATAAAGTTACATTTTTAAAGTGCCATCTTTTATCCTTTTTGCCATTTCTTCATTTTGTTTTGTGGCGTTCCATCCGTTCTTTTCAGCTTCTTTTAAAAAGGCTTCAAAAGAACCAGCTTTCCCGCCATCAGGTTCATCATCTCCACCGCCACCGCCAGTAGGAGTTTTTAAATATGGTGTAGAAAAATTAGTTACAAATTCCTTTACCGTAATAGCTGATAAAGTATCATTGTTTTTTTGTGTTTCTCCGTTTAACTTTACAACTATTTTACCGTCTTCTTTTTCAAAAGAGTAACCTTTTTCTTTAGCCTCTGTGAATATAGTTGATTTAGATACTAAAGTATCTCCAGCAATATGTTTAGTAAACTCGCTTTTGATTTCATTTAGTTCGTTTTGTTTTTCAATGTTAGTTTTGAACGTTACGAATTCAGTTTCTTTAGCATTGTAGTTTTCTTGTAGCTTTTCAAAATCTGATTTTAAAGCTTTGAATTTTTCTTCTGGCTCAATCTTACTTTCAGATTCCACCTTTGCTTTGATAGCGTTTACTAGGTTGTCTATAGTTTTACCTTGAAATTCCAATCCTAAAGCGTTTCTTTGCTCTTTAATAGCTATTTCTAAAGCCATTTTAGAGCTTTCTTTTTTAATGTTGTCAATCCTTTCGTCGTAGATAGTTTTATCTACAATTACTTTAGTCGATAAGTCAATTTTGTGATTTTCTTCACTATTAATCATTTCTTGTAGCTTACCGCTTTCTAGTCCTAGAGTTTGCTCCAACTCTGTAATGTTTTCTAAAGCCATTTTTTAGATTGTTTTAAGTTTAGCAATTTCTTCTGTTAATTTTTTAACTCCCCAAGTACCTTTTGCTGGTTCTCCTTGAAGTTCTAAATACTCTTTTAATAGGCTTTCTTTTTCTTCATCTGTTTTTACTTCTTCAAAAGATGAATACTCTTTAACAGCTTTGAAAGGCTTACCACTTAAATATAATTCTGTTGCCTTTTCGTCTTTTTCGTAAAGCAATCCATTCATTGTTGAATTTGTGTTTACTTCATCTGCATAAGAATTTTGAATAACGTGGTTATCTCTTTCTAATTTTAATTTTACTTCTGGAGTAAAAGAATTACCACTTCTTGCTAATTTGTGTAGCTTGTACACTCCCATTTGTGACATATTTATTAATTTTAAGTTAATATTATTATTTATATGATAAGTTGCTAAATGTTTTTCCGCTTTCTGTCATAATATAGTTTTTACTATCCTTGTAAAGTGGAGTTATCTCACTCCCTTTGTTGTGAATTATAAAGATATAAGTTTGTTTTGAAAATAAATCACTTTCGGTATCTAAGTCGGCTACATGATTTTTCCCATGAAAACTTAAATATGCTTTTTCAAATTCTTCATAATTCAAATGTCTTTCGATTACTTGATAATCTTTTCCTAAAAACTCATTCGTTTGAATGTTGTCTTTAATTCTTCTAAGTGTGTACATATATATAAAAATTTAATTTGTTACTGTTTTTTTATTTTCTTCAAACCAAGTATTAAAATCTGATAACAAAACAGATTCATCTTTTGAAAAGTCTTTTAAACTATTCCACCATTTTTGGAATAATACTTTTTTCTGAGCTTCTTCATTGCAAAATATAAGATTTACTTTTGTTAATGGCAAATGTAAATAAGGTTCTATTCTAGCTTTTAATAAATTTATTTGTAAGTCAATTGGATTGTTTCTATATTTTGCGCCTAAATATTCACTAAACAATTTGTCTAAAACAACGTTGTTTTCTTCTGCTAAAACTGATTTTTCGTAACGTTCTAATAAAACATCGTAACTCTCAATAATGTATCTACGACCTAAATTTATTGTTATTTTGCTTTCTAATTTATCTGTTTTAGTAGTGTCTAATAAGTTCAAAATCCATTCAGACAATTTCCATTCTACATATTCAGCGTAATCAGCATACTTATTTAATTGGTTTTCTAACGGCTGTTTATCAAAAGTAACCTCTGTAGCTGTTTTCATACCTTGAACATTATCCATTCCGTAAGAAGTACCCCAATGCGATTTGTACATTTGTTCTTCTAACTTAATAAGCTCTTTATTATACTGCTCCCAAACGTCAATATCAGGTGAAATAAACCCAGCAATATTTGGAGCAATAACAGGACTTTCTGTATCTGTTGGAATTGGTAATTCTACTGCATCTGTAACATCTGATTTAGCAACTACTTTTCCTTTTCCATTACAAATAGAACATTCTTCATTTGCTTGTTTCCCTGTTCCCGAACAATCTGAACAATACTGAACATACTTCCAAAATATTGGATTTCCTTTGTAAACTTTGTAAAGCGTTAAGAAACTTTGGTCTCTTGCGTATTCTTTAGCAACTTCTATAATTGAATCAATAGGAGCAAGTTTTCCATCTTCTCCTGCTAATTGAATGTTAGAGCAAATAACTGCGGGAACTTGTCCGAAAGGGTGCTGAAAAGTTAATTCCTCAACTAATATATAATTATTTCCGTTTCTCTCAAAAGTTCTATCTGTTAAATCATCAACAATTCTAACGTATGTTTTTTGTTCTTTTACTTTAGGTTCAAAAATAATATAATCTACTAATTGACCTTTAGCTTCATAATATCTTATTTTACTAGAACTTTTATAAGTAGGATAAACATCTACTTTTAAATCTGTTTTATACTCTAAAAATATAACTCCGTTCGGATCTGTATTGTATAATTGAATAGCATAAGTCTGCACCCATTCGGATAAAGTTTTATTATCTCTAATATTTGCGATATGCTTTAAATAATTTGCTTTTGTGGATGCAGAACTTATATCATATTCTTTTACTCCACCAGTGGCGTAATATATATTGTCAATAGGCTGAAATAAACGAGAAAACAAATCTTTAATACTTCTACTGTATTTTTCTCTTGCTTTTGCTTTTAAATTGCTCTCAATACCCTCAATTTTATTAATAAGCTCATCTATAAAATCATCGCCATTAACTAAAGCCTTTAAAGTAGATGAGTATTCTCTCATTTCTTTGAAGTCTTCCGAAAGTGTTTCGTGTTTTTTTAAGGAAGCAATTGCTTCGTTATCGTCTTTAAATACCATTTTTAATACAAATTAATTTCCAAATTTACAACATTTATTTTAATTATTCCAAATAATACCGACTTTTTGTTTTCCTTTTATTTCTGGGAGCATTCTCATCATTATAGCATCTGCAAAATCTGGAGACCTTCCAATCCTTTCACGAATATCGTCTTTTTTCTCTAATGCTAATTTACCATCATCTGAAAAAGGCAATCTATTTATCTGTTCTAACTCTTGAATTATTTGTGTTCTGTAATTTTTCTCTTGAATAAATAGTAAATTATCCTTACACATGTCAGCTAACATAAAATAACATTGTGCTTTAAGGTTTTTATAATTTTCCTTTTTACCGTTTATTTTTATTGGTACTGCATTATTATTAAATTGAGTAGCTCCTGATAAAACTCCGCTATTTGCTGAATTACGAGTAAATGTTTGCAATCCATCAGCATCGTAAATAACGTTTTTTAAAGGTATTCTGTATTCAATTCTTAATTCGTTTATTTTCTTACTTACTTGTGTGTCATCTATTTTGTCAATAGCTATAATCTTTTCAATTACTAACCCAGCCCAAACTATTAAAACAAACTTATCCGAACCTGTATAAGCAATATCACAAGTCAAATATCTTGTTTGAGTAGGTTTTATAAATTCGTTTGTAAAAAGATTTAAAATATTATTGTATTCAAATAATGCGTAAGGATTGTCATCAAATTCCCAATCGCCATAAAGTAAACGCTTTCTACTTGCTTCATCTAAACTATCTAATGTCTTAATATAAGATTTAGGTAAATGTGGATTGTCTGTCGGTAATGCTTGTATAAATTTTCTGTCTTGTCTTAAAGCATTTGACAAACTAGGATTGTAAAATTCAGTATAAGTCCAATTTTTTGAAGGATTACAAGTCATTAACATTTTAGGCATTATTCCAAACTCTTTTAATTTGTATCTTAAACGAGACTTAACAATCTGAACAGCTTTATACGTACATTGATTACATTCATCTATAAAAGCAAATGAAATTTCTAAAGAACCTAAACTATCAAAATTAGGATCACTTGGATAAAGAAATAAATCTTTAAGCAGTATTTCGCTTCCGTTATTCCAATATATAATATTTGATTGTGCGTTGTATTTAAATTGGTCTCCTATATTTAAATCATTTGCTAACTGAAAAAATGTATTTAAAGTAGTCTCTTTTAATGCTTTTAATTTACTCCTACCCATTAAACAACGAATACCAGCATATCGCTGGCATAGTTCTATTAAACGTAAACAACCTAAAGCAGATTTTCCACCACCAGCACCACCACCATAAAGCAGTTCTTCAGTTTCATCATCGTTTAGGTAATAAATTGCGTGTTCTTGTTTAGGTAGTAAATGCATTTACTTTTCTGGTTTAATTCCTGAACCTAGATTAATTATTGTAGTTTTTGTTTGTATTGGGTTATCAGCATCTCCAGAATGAATTGTTTTATCTCCAAAAACTTTAGGATAAAATTTAGCCATTTTCCATTTAAGCGTTTGAACTAACGTATTATAAGTTGAAGCGTCAATTTCTTTTGAAACTAACATATCTCTGTAATCGTCCATTTCTTTTTCTAATGCTTCGGCTTTGTCTTGTTGAGCGTTTATATACAGCGTTCGTAATTCTTCGTTGTCTCGCTTCCATCTTCTGAATGTAGACCAACTTGGAAAATTAGAATTAGCCTCTAAAATTCGCATTATATTTCTACCTTGAGCTACTTCTTCGCAAATATCAATACATAGTTCGTAGTTATATTCTGTTAATCTTGCCATATTATAATATTTTAACTAATTCTATCAATAAATTATCGCAAACATAATTTAATATATCTTTTCCAGTAAATAACCATATAGGAATAGAAATAAAAAATGTTATTAGCATTATTGGAATAAATACAATAATCATTGATAAAAAAAACGTTATTCTTTTTAATATTTCCATATTATTTATATTTTAAAAATAGCTTAACTCGGTTCTCTGTTAATTTAATTCAGTTTATACTCCTACTGAAACTATTTTATATCACTCCTTTATTATTTGCCAATTACCGCCGTTAATATGGCCGCAGTTATTAATTCTAATTACTAATTTTGTTTTAGCATCGTCTTTAATATAAATCCAATTATCTATTTTGTCTTTTACTTTATACTTCTTACCTTTGGTAATATCTACTCCGTTATCACTTGGTATAGCGTAAGTAGTTTTTATTCCGAATAGTTTTTTAAATAGTTTCATAATTCAATTTCATTTAAAAAATCTCTTATTTGTTTAATATGTTCTTTTGTTACTTCTAAAGCCATATCGTCCATGTATCCAACAAAAAGATTAATCCAAAAAGTACCTTTTTCTGTTTCTTCGATAACTATTTTTTCGTCGTATTTTTTATCAACTTCAATTTCAATTTTTATCAAAATACACAAATATACAAATAATTATTTAATATTTTACAAATTAGTTGTTTAAAACACGACTTTAAATAAAAAATAGATAATAAAAATAAGAAACAAAGCAAAATATAAAGCACAACCCCATTCTGCTATTTCTTTATCTCTTGCTTCTTTTTTTGTTTTAATTTTGTAATCTATTAATTCTTTTTCTTTTGCTTCCATAATCTTTATTTTATATTTTCAAAGTTTTTTCTAATAATCGTGTCTAATTTTTCAGATAGTCCATTTAAATAAGTTCCGTTGCTGATTGATTGTATTCCGAATACTTCGTTTAGCATAGTTTCACAGTGTTTTTGTAAAGTGTTACAGGCATCTATAACTTCTACTACTTCTTTAGTTAGTTCTTTATTTGAATGTTTTCTAAACTCGTCTAGTTTATCTACCATAATAAATGATAGCGTTGCTATTGCGTGCGTTGTTTGAGCTTCTTTTTTTGGGTTCATAATGTAATTTTAGTTTAAATAAAAAACCTTATTAAATTCAAACAAATGGTACTTGTTATCTTTTAATAAGGCTATTTTAAATCTTTCGTCTGGAGTACCATTCCATTAAGACATAAGCAAATCTACAAATTAAAATTGAATTAACAACTGTTTTTGTGAATTATTTTAAAATATTGTTAATGTTGCATTTTTTTCAGAAACAAAATCTTTATGATTTTTTTCATTTAATGCAAAGTAAGACTCTTTTAATTCAATTGATATACTTTTCCTATTCATTTTAATTGCGGAACAACCCTCTGAACCTATACCACCAAATGGACTCAATACCGTTTCGCCCTCATTTGAATATAAATGTAATATTCTTTCAATTGTATCTAATTGCAAAGGACAAATGTGTTTTTCGTCATTTCCATCACGACCAGAACGATACTGTAATGTTCTTGAATAGTCAATATCATACCATACTGGTGAAGCATATTTTTGCCATAGGTCAACTGGCAAGTAATCTAACTTTGAACTGTCTTTGTCTTGGTGTGTTATTGGCGTTTCGTTTTCGCCCTCATTTCTAAAAAACAAAATGTAATCTGGAATACCAACTCTAGACATAATGCTATCTTTTTTAATGGTTTTATGAAGTAAACCTATTGCTTTGGTTCTTTGCATTTCTGTTACTGGATTTTTCCATATTGTAGTACGTGAATGATAAATAAATCCTTCTTCTTGAAACCAATCAATTAACATTCCGCTAAAATCCCTTAAACCAATATATCCCTCTTTACCTTTTTGAATTGGTAAGTCCATACAATGTATAGCACACATACGCCCGCTTTTAAGAACTCTTTTCAATTCTGGAATAAGATATTTGAAATGTTGTTCAAATTGTTTATAATTTGATACATTTCCCATATCTTCCTCTTTATCTGAATATACATAAAGTTCAGCAAAAGGCGGGGAAAAAACAACGATATCAGCACAATTATCTGGTAATTTAGCTGTTTCTTGCACGCAATCCCCATTTATTAAATGATAGTTTTCTGTTTTTATTTCTTTTTTCATAATGTTTACTTTTGATTTAGCTGTTTTATAATTAGTTTCTGCTGAATACATAGCCATCTCTTTAATCCTTTCAAAGTGTTGCTTTTCTTTTTCTAAAATTATTTGTCTTACGTTAGTTTGGCTTTCAGGAATAAGAATATGAACTGTTACTTTGTTTTTTTGTCCGAACCTATAAGAACGTCTTACTGCTTGATAAAATGCTTCAAATTTAAAATCATAAGACATAAACACCATTTGATTACAATTTTGATAATTCATACCAAATGAAGCAATGCTTGTTTTAGTTATTAATGTTTTAAATTCATTATTTGCAAATCCATTTAAATATTTTGCTTTATATTCTGGTGTGTCAGAACCTTGAACATTTACAGAATTTGGCAATAATTTTTCGAGCGTGTCTGTTTCGTTGTTTTTTAAACCCCATACTAACCATTGATTATCATTTGAATTTACTAACTCTAAAGTTTTCTCAATTCTTGCGTCAAATGATCTAGTTAAATCTTTATGTAAATCAGTAGCACTAACAGCTACATCACCAAATAATGAATTCGTAGTATTTTCAACTGGTATAATATGTTCAATATATTCTATTTCTGGCAAATTATAACCATCAGAATTAAAACCTAATGTTTTAGGACTATCAATAGCAATACTCCAGCTAGATACATACTTCCAAAAAGCATCTTTTGCATGTTTTCTTAATCTCCATTTAGAAGTTTCCCCACCATCATGAACAAAAAACATAGCTAACATTTCAAGATAAGACATCCCGCCTAAAAATTCAGAATGTTGTCCTAATTCCATATGGTCATTTGGAGATGGTGTAGCAGTACAACAAAGTTTATAAGGCGTGTTTTTAAATAAATCAATTATCATTGATGAAATTTTCCCATCTCTACCTTTTAAAATTGAACTTTCATCTAAAACAACACCAGAATAATGAAACACTTCAATGTTTTTTAATTGTTCGTAATTGTTAATATCAAAAAAATCTACATCAACACCGAACTTTATAGCTTCGTTTTTGGTTTGTTCTATAATTGCTAACGGTGCAAGTATTAAAACTTTTTTACCTGTTTTTATAGATACTTGTTTAGACCATTCTAATTGACAAAAAGTTTTACCTAAACCACAATCAAAGAACAATGCAAATTTACCTTTAAACAAAGCTGTTTTAATTCCAAACTTTTGAAAGTCTTTTAATAACGGGTTAAGTTTGTTTTCTTTAATCTCGAAACCACTTTCAATAAAATTTTTTTTCTTGGTTTCTAAAAAATTATTGTATTCCATATTTTATAAAATAAAAAATGCCTTTCGATTTTTGTACAAGGTCGAAGTTGTACGCCAATCAAAAGGCTAATATCTTTAACTTGTCTATTGTTTCGACCACAAGTATAATGCAAATGTAAACAAATATTTTTAATTCACAACTATTTTTCAATTAATTTTTTATATAAACTTAATATTGCCAAATGTACGCATAAATTAATCTCGTTTGCACTTATTGGCTTTTCGTATCTCGTTACTTTTCCGTTGTCCGAATATAAAATATACCAACTCCATTTTTTAGTTATTGGGTCTTTCATATATTCGGGATATACTTTTACACCAGCTTTTATAAGTAAATAATTTTGATTACTAACGTCTGGTAGGTTTATTATTTCTTTTCTTTTACTCATTTAAAATAAACTTAACTGTTCTTTATTTTCGTAAATATTTAAAATGTGTTTATATAATTCAATTGGTACTTTAGAACGTTCACAATAGTCTTTTTTAATATTATAATCTTTTAAATTAATTGTTCCGTTTTTTATTTTGTTATTAAAATTAACATTTCTTGTTATTCTATTGTTATTATTTTTAATCATTTCTTTTTTTAACAACATTTTTTTATTAGAATAAAAATAAGTTGGTTTTGGAGAGAAATTTATTTTGTCGTAATTATCATAATAGCACAAATTTTTATAACCTTGTAGTTTATAATAAATATTTAAATACTTAAAAATAATTGAAGTACTTCCGTTTTCAATACACCAAAATTCTGGGTTAAACTTTTTTATTATTTCGGCTGTATAATATGCTGTTTTTTGACCTAACAATCTTAAATTTCTGTGATGTTTTGAGTAGTTGTTTGGTTTAAAGTTTTTTTGCCAATATAAATTATATTCGTTAAAATTTCTTATATATTTACCAACATTACCAATACTTACATTTACCCAAGTTTCACAAGGCGGACTTGCAAAAATTATATCTGGTTTAGGTAGTTTTTCAAGTTTTTTTAAACAACTTCTTTTACTTAAATCCATTTTTATAAAATTATCAGTTGTGGCTGATGAGCTTGGCAAACCAATTGAATAAACTATATAATCATCTGAATTTAATTTTTGTGTTATTGCTGTTTCAGAATCAAATAAACTCCATATAATTTTTTTCATAATATTTTATTTTAGTTTGTTATTTATTTGCTTTTTTCCATTATTCAACTTGATAAGGTAATCCGTTTTCGTTTACGTGAAAATTAAAAGGTTCAAAATGATAACCTCTTGAATATGGATTAGTAACTGCAATTGTTCCATCTTCGTTTTTATCCAAAGATATTACATTCTCTGCTTTTTTTAATACATATGTTCCCAAATGCCCTAAAGGTTTACCAGTTGTTCCAGATTTATGTATTACAGTTACAATGTGTATTCCGTATTCATAAGTCCATTTAGTTAAATAATCAGCAGCTTCTTTACTCATCATAATATCATTTGTATTCTCAACTAAATCCGCTATTCCGTCAATAGCAACTACCTTAACTTTTTTGTCGTACAAAGTAGATTGATTAGCTAAACAATGGTCAATCAATTTTAATCTTTGTTCACTAGGTAAGTTACGTGTAATATAACATTTGTAATGTGGATATAAACCGCCTACCATATCTGAAACACGTCTAAAGGTTCTTTGTGCGTAATAAGCACCTTGCTCTGTATCAAAGTCCAATATAGTAAAATCTTCTTTACGGTAGCTTTTTATGTTAGGAAATAATTTGTTTGTATTACCTCCAATATAAGCACCAATAAAAGCGGATTTTAAAAAAGACTTCTTGTTTTTACTTTCTGCTATTATTGCTGAAAACTCTCCAGAAGACCATAAGCAAGTTGGATAATCAAAACCTTTGTATTTATGTGTTCCGATAGATAGTAAAATATCTGGAGGCGTTATTTCTTCACTTAAATCAACATAACTACTAACCTCTATATTGTTTAAATCAAAACCTAAACTTTCTTCACTTTGTAATGCGTCAAAATCTATATCCATTATGAGTAGTTTTCTGGGTTAGTAATAAATTCGTTTATTGTTTTTTCAAATGATTTTTTAATGTTATCATATTCCCAACGCTCAACAATCTTGTTTGCAAATTCTTTTTCGTGTTTTTTAATTAGTTCTAAATTTCTGTTTTTAGTTTCTAAATTTTCGACTAACTCAAAAGTAATTCCTTTTTGTTTCATTAAGTTTTGTAATGATTGAATATTTAGTTCGCTTGTTAATTGTTCTAAATGTGCCGACAAATCAATATCTAAATCTCTCTGAACTTCTTTAATTGATTCTTTAATGTTTCCATATCGAATTAAACTAAAGTACATATTTGCACAAACTACCTTTGCAAATAGAGTTTGTTCCGTTATTCTTTGCTCTGTTAAATTATTAATTTCTTCTTGCAAAGTTTTTAAGGCTTCAAAATCTTCTTTGAATACTAATTTCTTTTCGTATAGTCTTTTAAAAGTATTTCCTAATCTTGTAAAAGCTCCGTTTGATTTCCAACTCATATTTTCAAACGTTTAGCATTTTGTTGCTTATAATATTCTCTAATCCAAAAGCATATTTCTTGAGTAGATAATTTATAAGTTCTTCCATATTGTGCTAAAGCCCCTAATCTTAAAATCTCTTTTAAATCTTTTATTTTTAATCTTGGAAATTCAGTACAAATATCTTCTATTGTGTCATCTATATTTTTTAAATCTTGGTTTAGTCTTCCCATAACTAAAACTAAAGAAGGTTTAATATTATAGCCTCTCTCCTGTGTTTCTAATTGTTTCAACAATGTGTTTGAATTCATCGGTGTCTGTAATTTTTGTAGTTCCATTTTTTTGTTTTTTAAAGTTATTATCATTTTTTGCCCAAGTTGCTAACCTACGTTCTAAACTCCAAGTCTTTTTTAGTTCTTTATTAAATTTAGTATTTGATGGATTAGGTTCAGTCCAATACTCGTAAAAATCTTTTATCATATCTCTACCATAAATTTCAACAAAAGGCTTTAGAGTGTTAGCAAATTTTAATTTGCGTTCTTCTATATTATTTATAGTTATTATATTTTTATTATTATTACTTTCTTTAATTGGTGTCGTTTGCGTTTCGTTTGCGTTTCGTTTGCGTTTCGTTTGCGTTTCACTTTCTTTTTCAGTTTCTTGATAATCCTCGTATTTACAGACCTTTAAGCGTGTCGTTTGCGTTTCATTTTTCAACTCAATCATATTCTCTTTTTGCAACAAATCAAAATAACGTCTTACTTTACTTTTATTAGTTTTCCAACGTGTTGCCCAAGTGTCTAATGAGTATAATTTTTCACCTCTACCACATTCGTAAACCTTGCCTTTAATAACGACTTTTGCTGGGGCGTAATTAACTTCTAAAAGAATATCAACCCACCATTTAAAATAATCTGAATTTTGAAAAACCCAATGATTATTAATTTCTCGGTTTAATTTAATCCAACCACTCATAAATAATTAAAAACAAAAAACCTTAATAGTTTCGAGGTGGTGGCTCTACTCCTATTAAGGTTCTATTATTGTAAATTTTCTAATGTTATAAATCCACCACAGATATAACTTTCGTAAAAGTAGTAAATACTTTTTAATCTAGCAAATCTTTACGCAACTTTTTTACATTTTCCCTAATTTCTTTTAGGTTTTCTAAATTCCAAACTTTACTAAACTGTTTGTCTATACTCGCTAAACTTTGTAAATCGTTGTATTTTTTTATTCCTATTCTGAAAGGTAGGTTTAGTGCGTATTCGTCAAAACGCCCATCTTTAAACCTATTGCAATATAAACATTGACCGTGAATATTATCTAAATTAAATTTAAGCGTTAAATAACTTGCACCTGAGTAATGGTGTCCAGCTTCAAAATCATTTTTATATGGCGTTTTACAACTTATACAAGGTTTTCCTTTATCTCTTAACCTTACATATTCGTGAACTTGAATACGTGTATTAATTAACGCAGCCTTAACTTTCTTTTCTTCTTTATTCTCTTGCTCGTATTCTTTGAATTTAACGGCTTGTTTTTCTTTTTTAGTCTTGTTGTACTCTATTGAACATTTTATACCACAAACGACTTGCAATGAGTTTTTAGGTTCAAACTTTTCTAAACAATTTCTACACTTTTTTGATTTCATAATTAAAAATATTGTGCTATTTCAGTTTCTAAATCCTCATTCGAAACGCCTAACCATTGTATAATTACATTCTTTACATCTTCATAAATCAAACTAAATTCCGTTTCGTCTAAATTACTAAATGAAATTGATTTAGCTATTTTGTAAACTTCGCCTGTAATTGCGTTTACTACTTCTTCATAGTGTCCAGAGGTAATAATTAAATCACGTCTTAAATCTTCCATTAACCTATAATCACTTTGATTTTCGTAAGCTATTTTAAGAAGTGCGAAAAATTTTCGGTGGAATTTTACATTGCGACGTTTAGTGTATTTTATTTCAAAATAACCATCTTTAGGGAATTGACTAAACTTTTCTTTGTCTTCATCAAAAGCTGGTTTTAAAAGTCCGTTAATTGTTTTTACTACTAATAGTTCCATAATTTAAAAAACAAATCCAACACCGAACTTAATTATTGATTTCTTTTTATATTCTTGATAATAATTTCTTCTACTTCTACCAGATAAACCATTATTTTTGTATTCATAAAAAGAAAAATTATCTATACTTTCTGCAAATAACAATCCATTTTCATCAATTTTTAAAATGCCTTTTGCTTTTTGTTTATAAGTATATTTACTCATTTCTCTTGTTTTGTATCCTTGAGAAATTCCCTCGTAAGAAAAATTCATTTCTACTTCGTCGCCTATTTTTAAATTATTTAATTTTAAAAATTCATTCCCGTAATTCTTTAAATATTCGTTTTTAAGAATTAAATCGTTTGGCATTATATATTCTTTTTCCATAATTATATTTTTTAAGTTACTCAAAGGTTTAAAAAAAAGCGTATCGTTAAATACGCTTTTAGTTAGTTAATTTTAGAACGGGAGGTCGTCGTGTTCTTCTTCTTTAAACTCCGTTGTAGTTGCAAAAGTTTCATTTGAACTTGTCGGGATTTCCGACGTACCACTTTGTTTGCTAATTTTCCAAGCTGCTAAAGTTGTGTAATAATTTCCATTGTATTCGTTTGTATTTACGTTAAATTCAACAGATACACTATCGCCCTCTTTTTGGTATTTAGTTAAATTTTGAACTTTATCATCTCCGAATACCTCAAAACAATATAGGTTATTGTATTGTGCATCTGTTTCTACTAAAAATGATTGTTTTATCCAATTTCCGCTACCATCTTTTTTTACACCTGTTTGCGGTTCTAAAAACTTTTTTAATTTTCCTGTTACTTCTAAACTCATAATTGATTATTTTAATGTTAATTGCTTTTATATGTTCCGTATTCAAATCTTTTTTTACCACTTTGGTCTTTTGCTGCTAAATAATTTAATTTACCTAATTCATTAAATTGACTAAACCAAATCCATTCTTTTAATTTAAAATTAAATGTAGGTCTGTTTGTAGTTTTGTCAAATTCAGTATCTAATAGTTTTACTTGAATTACAGGATAATCATATAATTCTCTACCAATACCTAGATTAAAACAAGCTCTTTTAAATGCGTCGCTTGCTTGTCCTTTTTCCTTTTCTGCCATTGATTCAGTTCCCACATCTTGAACCCAAACCCATTGATTAAGCTCTTTATTCCAAATTCCAACACTACAAAAAAGATTATCATTTATAACATCGTATTTCTTTTGCCAAAACCCAACGCCATAAACAGCATCTAATCGGTTCATATCTACTCTGGCGTCTTTGTAAGCTAAAATAGTAGCATAACCACCTTTATTTACGCTTTGAACTCTAAAATCAATTTCATTAATTGTTAGAGGTGTGTTAAGTTTTAATTCCATTTTTAAAAATAAATACCCGCTTAAAAGTTTCGTAAGGCTGAAACCAAAAAACGGGATTTGTTTAAATTTTCTCGACCGCCTTACTTGTCGTTTGAATTGCTAATATACAAAAAGTATTTTAAAAACTAATACTTAATGATGATTTTCTTTGTGTGCTGCTAACTTTTGTTACCTCAACTCCATCACTATCATAAATCGGTTCGTCTGATTTAGTAGCAACTTTTACAAGTTCTTTTCTTTGTTTCAATTTTTCTTCTAATTCAGATACAATGTGATCCTCTGAAAAGTTTAAAACTTCGCCACCATTTCTAAAAGTTCCCTTTAATCCAAACGCCTCGAAGTTTTCTTGAGGTAACCGTTTTAAAATTTCTGTATTTACAACTTCTAATGCTTCCGATATTCTTTTGCTTTGTGCTAAAAGCTCGTGTATATTGTGATTTCCTTCTTCTAAAATTTCACAAATAAATTTACTTGCACTTTTTTTAATTTCTGTTTTTGTAGGTAAAAAATAGGTGCTTTCAATTTCTTGCATTCTCATCATTTCAAACAATCCTTTGCTCATAATTTATATTTATTTAAGTTAATTTTAATAATTCCTATTGTACCTATTGCTATCATAAAAGCAAAGATAAGGTTTCCTGTTTCTAAATACCCGACTATTCCTGTGAAAGTGGTTAGGTAGATTAGGGTTTTAATTACGTTCATTATTTCAATATTTTATTTACAATACCTTGAATACTATCAGGGATTTTTTTATAAGCTTCAATAATTTTAGTGATATTTTCACACTCCCAAATCGGGATACTTGAAACAGCTTTTAAATAAGCATCATATACATCGTAAACAACACTTGTACTTTCTTCAACTGAATTAAAAAAAGCGTCATAATCGGGTTCGCATTTATATAATTCTGGTAACAATTGATTTAAACGGTTTTTAAGTATTCCTTTATAATATGGTGTAAACTTAATTTCGTAGTTAGCGTTTTTTGCTATTTCATTAACCACGATTGCGTGAGTTATTTTGTCTGTTTTATTCATTACAGTTTATTTATTTCTTCTTTTACTTCTTGCCAATATTTATAAACAGAAGTATTTACACCTCCTAATAATTTATAATGACTATCTATAACTTCATCAACGCAAATTAATGCACATTGTTTAACTTCTAATTCTGCTAAATCAAAACCGTATGTATTTTTAAAATCATTATTAAAAAACTTACTTACTAATTCAATTGCTTTGAATTTTGCATCACTCATAATATTATTTTTAAATTGTTACTTTTTTACGTTCGTTTGTGCCTAAATAGAAATCTGTTACAAATTTGTCCGTTTCCGTTTGTTGTTTAATTTCTTTTAAACGTGCCTTTGCTTTTTCTTCAAATAACATTAAAGTATCAATTACTTGCTCCGTTGTTTGGTCTGTAAAAAGAATATTCATCATTGAATTTACTTTTATTTCTTCTTCTGTTGGTTTTTCTTCATTCCAAATATCCTTTACTTTTTGTAAGAATGTTCTTTTCGGTGCTAAATCTGATATGTTATTTTTCATTTTCGTTGGTGTTTAAGGTTCTATTTTTATGTGAATTTTTAACTTTTGACATTTCACATTGTTTCTGTAGATTTTCCAACGCTGTAAATTCTAATTTCAATAATTTCTTTAATTCTGCTTTGTATAAAGAAATTTCTTCTTGTCTTTTTTCTTCCGTGCTGAATATTTTATAAAAAGTAGAAACTTTTGTATATTCAACATGAGAATTAATTTCCTTAATTTCACTTCTAATTTGAAGTAAATTTTTAATTGCTTTTTTCATAATTATTTTTTTAGTTCAAAATAGAAATCTTTTCCGGCTACACTCGATAAATCTTCTACTACTTGTAATAAATTAAAAATTGTGTTTTCTAATTCATTTTCATCAGATTTAAAAATAGTAGTTTCAATTTCATCTACTTTTAATTCTATAAATCCACTTGCTGAAATTCTTGTTGTAATTTTCATAATTATTTTTTTAGTTGTTTAATTTTCCACACTCCGACATCTTTTACACCTATATAACTTGATACATATCCACTAAAAGGATAATTATATATGTCATTTCCACCATTATCAAAAAAATTTGATACAATTATAAAAGTATCTTTATCGTTTAAAACTAAATTAGTTATTTTAAATATATTTTCCATAATTAATAATTTGTATAGTTAGTTTCTAATTGATTAAAAACTTCGTTTGATAAGTTCGTAAGCGTCTTGTTGTTTTCGTTTGTTACGGTTACACTTTTCACTTCTATTGTGCATTGCATTTCTAAACTATCCCAAGGGTCTAAAAGTTCGTTAGAAATTTCTTCTAAAGTTAGTTCGTATTCAAAAGTTCCAAATTCAAACTCTACTTCTTTATATATCTCTGGACGCTCTGAGTTTTCTAAAATAGTATTGATTTCCTTTTCTATTGCTTCTACTATTGTTTTGATTGCTTGTTTCATAAGTTTGTTTTTTAATATGGCACAAAGTAAAGTATAATTTTTTTAACTACCAAATATTTCAGTAAAAAAAATTAAAATAAAAGTTTTTTGTATTTTAACTTGCGTATTAAAATTATTGTTTGTAAATTTGTGAAATAATTATTAAACGCTAAAATTATAGACTAATGAAAAAAAGAACATGCCTTGAAAATTTAGTTTTTCAAACTGGATTAACTTATAATGAATTTTCCGATAAAGTAGGAGTTAATAGACGAACTTTTGAAACACAAATGCAAAAAAAGAAAAACCATCTTAAACACGCTTTTGAGTATGCCAGAATTTTAGGTGTTGAAGAAATTAAAGGATATTCCGACGGTGTTTATTTTGAGCTTAAAATGAAAATTAACGATATTGAAGTTTTATAGCTGTATTAGAATTTCTAACGCTCGCAGGCTTTGCTTAGTGGCTGAAAAGCGAGCCTAAATTATTGATTTAAAAAAAAAATACAAACACAAAATAGTGCTGAAATTTTGCCCAAAACAGCTATTGAGCAAAACCACTGTTAAATACAGTAATTATGACAGATAAATTATTAGAAAATGCTTCAAAAAATATTGAAACATTAAACGCTTTGAAAAACTTAGCTTGTAAAACTAAAGATTATGAATTAGCTGCTGAGTGTAGAAGATTAGAAAAAGAATTATTCCCAGAAACGGAAGAAGAAGTAAAAGCTAAACAAAAAGCCGAAGAATTAAATTTAGTTTTTAGGATGGTTGATTTAAATATTGAAAATGAAGTTTGTTTTAGAATTTTCAAAACGCTTGAATTATTCAGAAAGAAGAAAGGAAAATTTGATATTGCCGATGCTTTTAAAATACAAGTTGAAAGCAAAAACTTGTTTAAACGATAGTTTTGTGATTATTGTATTTAACGTTTCACGGCTTTGTTTAGTGCCGTAAATTTAAGACTAAACTTTCTAACTTAAAAAATATATCTTATGAAAAA